TGCAAACCAAGTTGCCAGAAGAATGAGTGAGCTGGAAAGTTTAAATCTAGTAAAAACTGAAGGCAAAACTAAAGGCGCTACTGGGCGTATGTGTCGTATTTGGTTTGCAATAAAACGAGGCCAACAGGAGATGCTTCTATGACAATTGCTTTTGTAACGCTTTGCCCAATTTGCGAGGAACGTAGAAACGCAGGGCAAAACGCTTTGCAATGGCCTATTTTGCGATCTTGGGCTGAACAAAAGCAATGGCCTGTGAACGGTGTTATGTGCTGGCTAAACGACGAGGAATGGAAGGACGTATTAACCGCGACCTTTGAGGGGGAAACAGCACCCAGACTTGCGCCAGGGCTTGAGGGCGGGGTTGTGATGTTAGGCAGAAGGACAAGCCGGTATGGAAAGAAACGGTTTTCGGAGTGGCTGGAGTGGCTTAACGCAGCAAGTCATCATGCGGGTATAAAAATACCTGCACAAAAAGGAGTAGAGCAATGATTGCTTATTATTTTAGGGTAATGGAAACAGATGGAACGCCTACTGATTATTCAGGGTTTGTTTTTGGACGCGATATAAACCACGTTTTTTGGGCAATAGACGAATTTACTGATCCGTACGGCGTTGAAATAAAATCAGCAATAGGAATAGCTGGATATTGTTTAAAAAATAATAATGACGAAGATTATTCAGAAATTGAAATTAGTCAAAGGCATCAACCTTCCGATTTAGGTACATGGAAAAAACCAGATTGGAGCAAAGTTTCCCATTCGAGCGTAGCAACAAAGATTGAATCAGAATGAAAGCCCCCCATGCCAAAGCAATTGTTTTGCATAAAATGAACCAATACGAAACGGGGAAAGAAGATCGGATCATTGGGCCGTTTGAATACAATTCTCCATTTCCTGAAAAAATAGGGGCTATTTGTCCGTGGCATTACGAAATAACGCCAAGTTTGATTATAAATTTTAGTGACCAAACTGCTGTGTGTTTAACTTGCGGCGTTAAAAATGCGCTTTTGGACGCTCAATGGGAAGAAGATGGTTTTGCTTGGGCATGGGTTAGAAAAACCTCCAATGAGAATGTGGCGAATAACTAATAAAGGGGATGAACAATGATAAATAGAACGCAAATATGGTCTAGCGGGGGGGGGTGCAATCAACCGCTATTGCTGCGTTAATTGTGCAAGGCGAATTGCCAAAACCTGACCTTGCCATTATTTCCGATACGGAACGAGAGTTATCCACAACTTGGGCTTACATGGACGAAGTGACCGCGCCAGCTCTTGCATCTGTTGGCGTAACGCTTCACCGAGTCAAAAAGTCGAAGTATGCAACGGTTGACCTTTACGGCGGCGCGGATGGCAACTCTTTACTTATTCCCGCATTCACAACGCAAGGCGAGGATATTGGCAAATTGCCAGGGTTTTGCAGCAATGAGTGGAAACTGCGTGTAGTGCAACGGTGGGCAAACGCAGAACATGGCGTAGAAGCGGCAACGCTTTGGATGGGTATATCTACCGACGAACCGCAAAGGGCAAATATATCTATTGGCAAATGGGAAAAGCGTTACCCGTTGATTGAATTAAACCGTTCTCGCGCTGATTGTTTGCAAATTGTGGAAGATATGGGATGGCCTGAACCGCCACGTTCGTCTTGCTGGATGTGTCCAAACCACAGGGAATCGGAATGGTTATGGCAAGAAAAGGCAGCGCCAACAGATCACGCAAAAGCAATTGTGTTTGACCGTGAAATTAGAAAGCGCGATGCCCATGCTTGGTTGCACCCGTCTGCGGAACCGCTTGGAACAGTTAAATTTGATACGGAAAATGAAGTTATGTTTGGTAAATCATGCCAAACAGGGCTTTGTTTTGTATAAATGCGAGCGTGGCGAATAGCGAATAAGAAACTGGTGGCGCAACAGAACTTGCGCTACCGGTTAAAGCACAAAGCAGAAATAAACACGAAAAGGAGGGCAAAGGCACATGACAAAAGCAGAAGCGGCGTGGCAAGCAAAGCTCCGTGATCTGGGATGTATTGTTTGCAATCTGGATTTACAAATAGATAGTCCAGCCGAAATTCACCACATGCTTTCAGGAGGACGTAGGCGGGGCGAAATGTTTGTATTACCCCTGTGCCAGCAGCATCACAGGTCGGGAAGGAATGACGAAGTGGTTAGCCGTGACCAATCGCAACGGAGGTTTGAGGCACGCTATGGGACAGAACTTTACTTGTTGGAGGAAGTCAAAAAACTATGCGCCGCGCTGCCAAAATAGACGCGAATCAAACGGAAATAGTAGACGCATTCCGCAAGTTGGGATGCTCTGTCCAATCCCTAGCTGCCCTCGGCAACGGCGTTCCCGATATTATGGTTTCGTTGGGGGGTATTACTTGGCTAGTTGAGATTAAGGCAGGTAAAGGTAAGGAGAACGCGCTACAAACGGCGTGGGCGGCCTCCTGGTTGGGTTGCAGGGCAGTTGTGCGGGATATTGAGGGGGTTATCGTCACGGTTAAAACAATGGCGGCACAATCTAAACATTTAAGGGGAATGGTATGACTGATAGAGCAGAGATTACCAGTTTGCTTTACAACCGGAATAAAGCCATGTTGGACTGCGATCACAAGAAAGATTTTCAAGCTGCGATGTTTGCGGCGGGTACGTTAGCATTGCATTACCAAAACCTAGAAGCTGAATATCGGCGGCTTTGGAAGCAAAAAATACCGATTGACATTGAAAAAATTGAAGTTTAATCTTAAAAAATGTATAATTCTCGAACTCACCGTCCTCCCCCTTCGGTGAATGAACTGGTCGTGTCGCATAGCGCACGTTCGCGCCGGGGGCTGGTGTCAGCCAGTACGCCTATAGCCCTCGGAGCTTTTTATGGATAAGAACGCAGCGACCTTTGTAAGCGTGATGTTCCATAGCGGAACTAATGCTCATTTCATGCACCTGCAAACCAAGAGCTATTCCGAACACAAGGCTTTGCAACGGTATTACGAAAACATTATTGACCTAACAGACCGGTGGGCTGAAGCCTATCAAGGGTGTTATGAAGTGATCGCTGACTATCCTTCTGATTACCATATAGCTAAAAAACCTTTGCCGTACATTGAGCAGCTCAAGGACTTTGTGGATAAGATTCGCAAAGTGCTGCCAGAAGATACACAGCTCCAGAACATTATTGATGAGATAGCAGAATTGCTTGATTCGACCTGCTACAAGCTGAAGAATCTTAAATAATGCCTTCTACGTCACCAGCGCAAGCTAGATTGATGGCAGCAGCCGCACATGACCCCAAGTTTGCAAAAAAGGTTGGCGTGCCGGTAAACGTGGCTAAAGACTTCAACCAAGCTGACAAAGGTAAACGGTTGGCAGCGGCGATGCAGCACATGGAACGTAAGTAAGCACTTACAAATGTAAGTAAGCGTCCACTTCAGACGGAAATAGATGGCAAAAGGTATTAAAACAGGCGGGCGCAAAGCCGGAGTCGGTAACAAGACTACGGTGGACGTGCGTAATGCAATTGCGTTGATAGCTCAGGACAACGCAGGTAACTTTGCCCGCTGGCTTAACGAGGTAGCGTCAGAAGACCCGGCCAAAGCCGCTGATTTGTACCTAAAAGCTATTGAGTACCATATTCCTAAACTAGCGCGGTCAGAAACTACGGGTAAAGACGGCGGGCCTGTAGATCACACCTTCCGGTGGCTTGAGTGACGCTCCACGTCATACCCTACAAGCCTCGTCCGGCGTTTTTGCCGTTTCATAACCGTACCAAACGGTGGTCATGCCTTGTGGCTCATAGACGGGCTGGTAAGACTGTGGCGGCTATCAACGACCTCATCCGGGCAGCGGTCACAAGTAAAAGTCCCATGCCCCAATTTGCCTACATAGCCCCCTTTCGCAGCCAGGCTAAATCCGTGGCGTGGGACTACCTTAAGCATTTCTCGGCTACTGCGGCAGACAGCACCAATGAGTCAGAGTTGACCGTGGATATGATAAACGGGTCAAAGGTTAGGTTGTTCGGAGCCGATAACGCAGATGCGATGCGTGGTTTGGGATTTGACGGAATTTTTATGGACGAATATGGAGATTTTAAACCTAGCGTATGGGGTAACGTCATTCGGCCTTCCTTGAGCGATAGGCAGGGGTGGGCGGTGTTTGGTGGCACTCCAAAGGGTAAAAACCAGTTTTGGGACATAAAACAAACTGCGGCTAGGTTGCGGGATGATTGGTTCCTGCTGGAGCTGCCTGCAAGCAAGTCAAAGCTGCTTCCTGATGGCGAGTTGGCGGCAGCAAGGGCGCAGCTTTCCAAAGACCAGTACGACCAAGAATATGAATGCAGTTTCGAGGCCAGTATCCTCGGAGCTTTCTACGGCGTTGAAATGCGCGAGGCGGCAGAACAAGGCAGGATATGCCGCGTGGACTACCAGCCTGAAGTTAAGGTAAATACGGCGTTTGACCTCGGTTATAGGGACGATACGGCTATCTGGTTCTATCAGGTCATTCGTGGCGAAATACACGTCATTGATTACCACGCGGTATCGGGCGCTAACATAGCCGAGATATGCTCTACCGTTACAAGCAAACCTTACAATTACGGCAAACATTACTTACCGCATGACGCTCGCGCCAAGACTCTAGCGGCGCAAGGTAAGTCAATCATTGAGCAAATGGCTGAGTATCTGGGTATCAACAACCTGGCTATCGTGCCTGATCTGTCGGTTCAGGACGGGATACAAGCTGTCAGGCAGATGCTACCAAATACGTGGTTTGACGCTGAACGGTGCGACGAAGGCATGGAAGCGTTACGCCAGTATCAACGGGAATATGACGAGGACAAAAAGGCATTTCGGCAAACTCCCAGACACGACTGGTGCAGCCATCCAGCCGATGCCATGCGGATGTTGGCTATTGTCTGGCGGCAGGAACCAGCAGTTAAGCCACCGGATAGGGTAAAACCCTTGATAGTCGGACCCGGCAACGAGGTCACTTTGGACGATATGTGGGCAACGCATCAACAATTTAACAAAAGGAAAAGACTATGAGTGGCGTTAGTTATCCATACAGGTATTCTTACGAACACGTCGCAGCGAGCGCAACCGCACAGGTTTTGGGTACGGTTGGCGCAAAAGGCGACTATCTGCACCGCATTGTTTGCACCGTCACAACCGCAGCAACCGGCAACGTGGTCATTGTGGACGGGTCGGGAACGGGCATTTTGACGCATACCATTTGCCCTGCTAGTCCAGGCGGCGGGATTGGCGTTTACAACGTCGAACTAAACGCGGTTAGCCAAGATGGTGCGTGGAAAATCACGACCGGCGCAGGTGTCGAAGTAATGGCAATTGGCATATTCAGCGTATGAACAAGCCCGGACTTTATGCAAATATCCTTGCAAAACAGGAACGCATAAAACAAGGTTCTAACGAGAAGATGCGTAAGCCTGGAACCCCCGGCGCACCGACTGCTGAATCTTTCCGTGAGTCAGCAAAAACTGCAAAGCCTGCGAAGAAGTGATTGCTTGCGTCCTAAAGTCAGGTGGTGACTTCAAACCGGCTCATGTTTATGCGCTGCAAGCGATGTGCGCTAAATACCTGCCGAGCGAGGATTTTGTTTGCCTGACCGATATAACGCTAGATTGCGCCACTATCCCGCTAATTCACGGGTGGGAGGGCTGGTGGTCAAAGCTGGAGCTATTTAGGCTGCCAAGCGCGTTGTACATGGATTTGGACACGGTTCTAGTGGGAGATTGCAGCGAGATGTTGGAAGCAGCAAGACCGCATGACTTTGTGATAATGCGCGACATATACAGAGGTAAGCGTAACCCGTTGGCAATGCAAAGCAGCTTGATGTGGTGGTCAAAGCCGCACGAGTATCTATACGATGAGTTTAAGACCGGCGAACGGTATTGCGAAGGAGGTGACCAAATCTACCTTGAACACGCACTCCGAAACGAACCCGTTACTTATTGGCAAGACATCACGGACGGTGTGTGCAGCTTTAAGGCTGACGTGCTGGAGCATGGCGTAAGAGCGCGGGATAAGGTGATTGTGTTTCACGGGAAACCTCGGCCGTGGGAGCAGACAAGGGTTCAGTATGCGGTCGCGTAGAGGCTATTTCGTACCTGAAACCGACGAGCATTGCCTAGCTGCGGCGCTTGATGAAGTGGGTGATCTAGGTTTTAGTTTGGATTTGTGCAAGGACTTCCGCACAGTTATACAAGCTGGCGGTAACATAGGCGTTTATCCGCTGGCGCTCGCAGAAAAGTTTGCTGTTGTATATACGGTTGAGCCGGATGTGGATAACTACGAGGCGTTGGAAGCTAACACCTGTAATGCAAAGAATATTGTAAGCAGACGCGCGGCATTTGGACGGGTACACGGCAGGGCGGCTATAGATAGGGTTTATCCTGACAACATCGGCGCTCACCAAGTTAAAGAAGGCAACGAGTTTGCGGTAATTCCGATTGATAGCTTGGGCGTTACCGATTGCGATTTCCTGCAGCTGGATGTTGAAGGGTCAGAGCATGAAGCATTGCTCGGCGCAGTAGCTACTATCGAGGCAGGCTGGCCTGTGATTACCTTAGAGCTTAAAGGTTTGGGCGAGCGATACGGGTACACCGACGAAAACACGATCACTTGGTTAAAGTTTATGGGTTACAAGATAGCCGACCGAGTTAACAGGGACGTTATATT